CTGAGAGTAGTGCATCTAAGAACAACTGTTGCTTTGCCGTGTGTGAAATGACGGATGTCATACACCTGAAATCCCATGCTGGCGCATTTTCCGCCACAGAGTGCAATATCGGATGCCTAGTTCTTCGGCGGTCTGATAGAGCATTCTGCCGTGCTTTAGTTCTGAGACGATTATAGCTTTCTCATGCTGTTGAAGCCTTTGGTGGAGCGTTTGTGTTTGATGGCTCATCTAGCGTCCTTTTAGTGATTTCGGATAAAGGTTTGAACAGGTTCAGCGGAAGTAGAAATGTTGGTTTTTCCCAAACTGTTCTTTTGATTAGTGTGGTCGTGTCTTTCCGCAGATCATCCATGTTTACCCACATCCAGCTGCTGAATCCTTCCAGGTCTTCTAATTCGGGAACATGGATAACGAAGAACACATCATAGAACTGCAAAGCTACGTTCATACGGTGAAGTTCTTTTTCATCCAGGAAGACGAACAGCCATCCTTTAGATGGGTCTTTCTGTAGCTTTTTGACCTTCACCTGAGCCACGGACGCCCAGCCTCTAGGTTGGTTGGGCAGAGTAAACAGAATGTCTGGACTTACTGAGAAGCAATAGCCATTTTCATTGGTTGCGTGAGGTCGACTAAAGCGAGGTGTTGGATCATCTAAGGTAGGAACTGTTCCCAATGATGAGGCTGTTCCCCCCATCAAAGCTATGAGTTCCATAAACTCTTTCTCTGCTCTTTGGCCTTTAGCTTTAGCTGAAAGGAAGTCGGCATTAGTGCGGGTAGTATAAGACATAATATGTCTCCTGTGTTTCACTGCTTCCCCAGGCAGCACGATTAAAGGAAGTGATTTAATTAGGATCAACCGAACACCCGACACTTGTTGCGTGACAGAGTAAAGGTGTTGGGCCAATGGCTGGGTCAAGCCCAGTTTGCGTGGATGCCATTATACCGACTGCATTGTTTTTTACCGCAGATGCCAATCCTGCGTCGTGTCGGGTTATCGGATGGGTGTTAAAGTCCGTGGGGCCAGCCGTTGTACGTCTTAATTAAATCGGAGGATTTTTTGTAGTTTGCTGGATATATGAAGGGGTCCCGCCAGACTTTCATATGTCACTAGCTAGCTACTGGCTTTTAACGTTGGAACATTTGAAGCCGTATGGTTTTTAACGGTGTCACATCTTAAACCATACTTTCTATTATAACACTTTGGAAATGCAATGTCAAATGCAATCAGCCACTTAACAGTTTTATTTTTCCAAAAATAGGGCGGCTTTGTAGACAGTACCGGTACACCCCCCATGGTCGCTTGCCGGCTCCCTAAAGAGACTTTACTGGAGACAACAGGAATGTTACGTAATATTAAACGAACGTATATGGATATGTAACAATGGCAGTACAGGGCAATATCGTAACCTATCTCAGAGTCTCAACACAGAAGCAGGGACGTTCTGGTTTGGGCCTTGAGGCACAGCAAAAGGCTGTTGCCGACTATCTCAGCACAGGACAGTGGAACCTGCTGGAGGAGTTTGTTGAGATCGAAAGCGGTAAGAATAATAAACGTCCAAAGTTGCTGGAAGCCATTGATCTCTGCAAAGCCTCAGGAGCAAAGCTTTTGGTTGGACGTTTGGATCGTCTTGCACGTGATGCAGCATTTTTGATGAACCTCAAGGATGCAGGAATAGACTTCGTGTGTGCAGATATGCCAGAGGCTAACCGCCTGACCATTGGGATCATGGCGTTGGTGGCTGAACAGGAGCGAGAGGCTATCAGCAAACGAACCAAAGAAGCATTGGCAGCAGCAAAGGCGAGGGGTGTTCAACTAGGCGCTTATCGTGATGGTGTTTATGTTGGCGGGAAGGGTAATGCTGATACCGCTAGGAACGCCACAGAAGCCCGTACAGCGTTGTTTCATGCTAATGCCATGCGGAGACTACCAATGTTGACGAGGGTTGATCCTGATGCCTCTATGAGCCTCAGAGCTATAGCTGACGCCTTAAATGGCATGGATATTCCAACCGTATCAGAGCGGGGAAAATGGTCTGCTAATTCTGTCAGAAGATTGAAGATGATGGGGCAGGGTTAGTCCGCAATAATAGCTAAGCATTCAGCGGGTGACACGCCACGCCGTTTAAGCTCAGCAGCCGCAAGGTGTGGCAGGGGACTGTAACTCCCTCTCAGATTAACAGGGAACGCACACCATGGGGATGTTTATCCTTGTCGCAGGATCGAATCTCGCCGCCCCGACCACTACAACTTTTATTCTATGCAATGTGAGCGCAGCGAACTCCATAACTATTCGTAAAATGTATCATCAGGTTCATAACCTGAAGGTCGTAATCCACAAGAAAATAACTCCTATAGTTAATATATAGTTAAATAAAGAGTTACGCTACTGAATATGGTGTGTAAGTATTTGATATATATTTGTTATTATAAGGCGTTGGTGTGTGATGTACCAATTGTTAGTGTGTGATGTACCAATTATTAGTGTGTGATGTACCAATTGCCTTGCCAGCAAATTTAGCCAGTGTCAGTGTGTGAAGTACCAAAGTTTTGATTCCTAGTGATAGCAGAATGAATAAGAAAAGAGATCACTTACTACCTGACAGACACCCACAGCAGAATTTGTTTGTGTGTGACATTGTTGATGCTGCTCCCAAAGCAGATATGGGAAGTATGGAACATCCTATATTCAGCCTATCAACTAAGCCTGATATGAAGCCTAGAAAATACACTAATGGTGATACATTTATTAAGGTGAATCCTTCCCATTATGGGCTTGCTACGGTGTTTGACAGAGATGTTCTAATCTTCTGTATCTCTCAGTGCATGGCAGCTATCAAAGAAGGAAGAGAAGTTAAGCGTGGTCATAAGCTAAAACTTAATGCGGCTGATCTATTGGAAGCAACTAATCGTCCAAAAGAAGGACGTGGTTATAAATTACTCAAAGATGCTCTGCTTCGCTTACAAGGCACACAGATTGAAACCAATATTAAGCAAGGCAATGGTCAAGAAAGGTTCTCCGTATTTAGCATCATAGATCGTGCTGAGATCGTAAAAGAAACACGAGATGGCAGGATGCAAGAGATAGAGATTACCCTCTCTGACTGGGTACATGACGCTATTGAACATAATAATGTTCTGACTCTGAACACTGACTACTTTCGATTAAGGAAACCCATTGAGCGTAGATTATATGAGTTAGCCAGAAAGCATTGTGGCAAGCAGCCCAAGTGGACAATCTATTTAGATAACCTCGCCAAAAAGGCAGGGTCAACGTCCTCAGCTAAAGAGTTCAAGCGAATGATCTCAAAAGTTATAACTGCTAACTCAGAGCAGCAATACATACCTGACTACACGTTCAATCTTGCTGGTGACCTATTAACAGTAAGACCCATTAAAGTTCGTAAGACAGACAGCAGCATAACAACTCTTCCACCATTGCAGTCTGAAACCTATGAAACAGCACGATCACATGCTCAAGGCTGGGATGTTAGAGTATTGGAAAATGAGTGGCGTTGCTGGGTAGCAGAAAAGAAAATAGCCATACGCAACCCTGATGCAGCATTTATTAAGTTCTGTAGAGATAAAGGGCCGTATCAGCAGGAACCCCTATTCTAATAGTGGTCGCAGTGAGAAAATCAGCTTAAAAATCATGTAATTCCCACGTAGAAAAAGCAATTCTGATGGAGTAGTTGTTTGGGTATTTGCCGTCTGATTAGGTGAAAGCTGTTATCATGGGAATATTAGCTAGCTACCACGCAATATCTCCATGCAAAAAAGCTATAATATAAGAGATTTTTGGTATCTATTTCTGAATTAGGTGATACTTTATATGAGTATGCAGAAGCATATTTCCCACTAGCTTCCCATATAAAAAAGTTATTTTAATGGAGTTATTGCTTTGATTCTTACACCCTGATTATATGATAGGCAGTATCAGTATTATCAGTGAGAAATATCATGTACTCCCCACAGATAGCAGCAGGAATAGCAGACGTTAGCAGGAAGACTGTTATGAACGCTATAAATGCTGGGGAACTCAAAGCTACAAGGAATAATAGAAACCATTGGGTTATATCTAAAGTCGATCTAAAGGCATGGATGGATTCCAGAGGTTCCAGAAGTGTGAAAGCTAAGAAAGATGATTTAAAAGCAGTGGATGCTATTTTTCCTGGCATTCCAATGGCAATTCAGAACAGCGTATTATCAGTTCAACTTAAAGCCGACGCTGCCACTATAATTGAGTTGAGGGAAGCTATTACTGATTTGAAAATAGATCGTGATGAATGGAAAGCACACGCAAAACAGCTATTAAAGAATATTGATTCCAGAGGAATGCAAGACAAAACTCTTCCCCTTATGCTGAACAGTACCGATTTATATAAGCTACAAAAACCGAAGACAGATACTGCTCCTGAGACACAAAAAGAACCTCCAACTGAACCACGTAAGAAGTTCTTAGGCATCTTCTAATACAGTAAGACCACCCAATTCATCACTGGATGGCCTCATAGTAATTTACGGTTTTTCTGTGAGAGTGTCGTGGAGCGGCTCTATGCACCTATTCGGTCTGTTTGGGCGGCAGAATGAATATTGTGCTAGGAGCATTTACCTCTAAATCAATCTGAGACTTCACTCCTAAACCAGTCCTATCCAGTATTTCCTTAGATGCTGAAATGATGTGTCTGGCATTGAACGTATCAGGATTATCTAAGATTGATGTAAGAGCGTAGGCAGCTTTTGGAGCATACATTGCTAAGAGGGTTTCCGTAGCTTCTTTGATCTCTTTACGCAGTTCTTTAGCTGTGTGAGCGATCTTAGTATTGTCGCTGTATCCTGCGACCCGCATAGCTGTTCTTAGATCACCCATAACCTCTTCTGAGAGTAGTGCATCTAAGAACAACTGTTGCTTTGCGGTGTGTGAAATGACGGATGTCATAAGCCCGAAATCCCGTGCTTCCTCATCTTGCGCCACAGTGTGCAATAGCGAATTCCTAATGCTTCGGCGGTCTTATACATCATTCGGTCATGGTTTAGTTCTGAGACAATTATGTCCTTCTCATGCTGTTGAAGTTTCTGGTGGAGCGTTTGTGTTTGATGGCTCATCTAGCGTCCTTTTAGTGATTTCGGATAAAGGTTTGAACAGGTTCAGCGGAAGTAGAAATGTTGGTTTTTCCCAAACTGTTCT